AAAAGAAAAACGTGGAAAATCTAATATCTAAAGAATATAAAGAAAAAATAGTTGCATTTCATAAAAAAAGACATTGGGGTTATGCTTTTGAAAAAAGAACACCATCTCTTATATATAAATATATGGCCTTATCACAAGCTAATTCTATATTAGATTATGGGGCTGGATATGGTGAGTTTAAAAAACAAATGGATGATAAATATCCTAACGCTAAATTTAATATACATGAGTATGAACCTGGTATTGTTGGAAAAGATGAAGATCCACCAGTTTGTGATGCAACAGTTTGTTTTGATGTATTGGAGCATATAGAACCTAATAAGATAGATAATGTTCTACAACATATATATGATAAAACAAATAAATGGGCTTATGTAGTTATATGTTGTGTACCAGCAAGGAAAACTTTTCCAGATGGTCAAAATCTTCATTTATTAATAAGAGAACCAAATTGGTGGTTAGAAAAGTTTAAATATGAATGGGACATGTTGGATATTGAAGATTCAGGTGGACATTTAAAAATACTGTTAATTAAAAAATAAAATTATGAGAATATATATAGGACACGATTCAAAATTTCCTCAAGCTACTAGAGTTTGTAGAAAATCTATAGAAGATCATTCAAAAAAAGGGGAACACGAAATAAAATATTTAGATAAAAAATCACTAACAAGAGTTGGTATATATGGAAGAAAAGATGTTAGTGGTGAATCAACAGAATTTTCATTTACTAGATTCTATGTACCTATGTTATGTCATTATAAAGGAAAAGCTTTATTTATTGATAATGATTTTGTATTTAAATGTAATCCAACAGATGTAGAACAATACTTAAGAAACAAACCCGTTGCATGCGTGAAGCATAAGTTAGATAATATACATTCTAATAAAATGAATGGTGTTAAAAACAAATCATATCCAAAAAAATGTTGGAGTTCTTTAATGTTGTTTGATAACGAAAAACTAAAACATTTAACTAAAGATTATTTAGATAAAGCATCACCAGCAGATCTTCATCAATTTGCTTGGGTTAAAGATAATGAAATAGGTAGAATACCTTTAAAATATAATCATTTAGTTGGTTATTATAAAAAACATAAATACATACAAGCGATACATTATACTCAAGGTGGACCTTGGTTTGACGAATATAAAAACAGTGAATTATCAGAAGAATGGTGGGAAGTATACAAGAGTTTGTAAAAGATAAACGTATAGTATTTGTTGGGAATTCAGTAGAAATAATGAATTATAAATTAGCTGATAAAATTAATAGCTATGATATTGTGGTTCGTTTTGGAAGGGCTATGCAAGCAAATAAACTACAAGAAGAATCTATAGGTACTAAAGTAGATGTGTGGGTGACGGGTCAATTTAGAGCACCCATATATAGAGAAATGAATAAAGAATTTACCACTGGTAAATTTAAAGATGTTAAAATACTTGTTAATAGATGTAGAGGAAATTTTGGATTAAAGGATTGGAATTTTGAAGAACATTTACCTGAAGGTATGCCACACACACAAATGTATACGGATCAAGAAATTATAGATATAATGACATCTTTTGATAAAGATATAATAGATTGTAAAGATTTAAGACCAAGTGCTGGATTTTTAACTATACTTTGGTTTATTAATAAAGTTAAAACATACAAAAGTTTAGATTTGATAGGTTTTGATTTCTTTGCAAAATCTGTACAAGAAAGAGGGATAGATAAAAAAGGTACTATTAGTGCTGCTGATCCTCATAGTTGGCATTTACCAGTATATATGGTACCTATAGGTGCTCATGATAAAGATTTTGAACAACAGTATGTATCTTTCTTAGAAAGAAAAGGATTAGTGAAATGGAATTTATTAAGTGATTTAAAGGAGGGTGGTGTTAAATATACAGGTTGGATGAAAGGTATAAAAAGATTAAAATCAGCACCTAGAAAATCTAAAGTATCAAAGATTTAATTATCTTTTTTTTTGAATGTGATTTTGGGTCCGACGTTAATTTTCATACCGATTTGTAATTCAGGGTAGGATCTATTAGGTTGTATTTTATAATGAGGATCAATATATAATTGAGCAGTTGTTGCACAACTCGTTAAAAATACCATCGTGAATAATATAATTAATACTATACACGTAGTTAAAGATATAAAGTGAGGGTGTTTATATTTGTTTTCCATAATAGAGTAATCACTCTATTATTTTTTTACATAATATTTTTTATGTTACCAGATTGTTAAGTTTTAAAACCAATCTCCAAATTGTCTAATTTTATTAAGTTTTTTAAAACTAAATTCCATTATTTTCTTCCAAGATTTTCTAAAAATTTTTGATGTATATACGTACATTATTTCTCCCATGTTTTGGTTACTTCTTTTGTAGTTTTTACAATCGCAGCCGCTATTGCATATGGATCACCATTAGATGATGGTCTTCTATCTTCTAATCTACCCATCCACTTATTTTGTACTGTAGCTATTGGTATTCTAATAGATGCACCTCTATCAGATACTCCGTATGAAAACTCATGAATAGATTGAGTTTCATGCTTTCCAGTTAATCTTAGTTCATTATGAGCACCGTAAACTTTCATATGTCTATAAACATTTTCTTCAAAAGCTTTACATACTTGATTGAAAATTTCTTCACTACCACATGTTCTTAAAATATGATTAGAAAAATTAGCATGCATTCCACTACCATTCCAATCCCCTTCTATAGGTTTAGGATGTAAGTTAATAGATAAATTATCTGCTTCAGCATTTCTTTCAGCTAGGTATCTTGCAACCCATACTTGATCACCTGCTTTTTTAGCTCCTTTAGCAAAAATTTGATATTCCCACTGTCCAGGTGCTACTTCAGCATTTATTCCCTCAATATTTAAACCAGCTTCTAAGCATTGCTCTAAATGTTCTTCAACAACTTCTCTTCCAAATGTGTTTACAGCTCCAACACTACAGTAATACTGACCTTGTTTACTTTGTTTTTCTTCTGATGGCCACGGGAAACCTAGTGGTTTATTTCTTTTAACATCCCATAAAAAATATAGCTCTTCCATTAGATTCATGTGGTGATTTATCTGCGTTCAAAACCTCTGTCATAACTAAATATCCATTTTCTCTACACGGATCAGGGTATATAGCTACAGGTTTAATTAAACAATCTGAACTATGTCCCTCTGCCTGTTGAGTAGAACTACCGTCAAAATTCCACATTGGACAGTCATTTAATTTACCACTAAAATTTTTGATTATTTGAGTCTTGCTACGTAAGCTTTGAGTTGGCTTATACCCATCAAGCCAGATGTATTCTAATTTAGATTTCATAAGATTTTTTAATTTTTCTTTTTCGCTCCTCCACCACTTGTTACTGGGTTTACTGCTGTTGGATTACCAGAGAATCCACTAGTACCAGAATTACCACCACTTGATGGTACATTAATTTGTGTAGTTGGTTTAATATTACTTATACCATAACTATTTCCTGAATTATTACTATAATTATAATTATAAGGATAATAATCATATGTACTGTTTATATAATTGTATGGACGATAATATGGTCTCATACCGTAACTATATCCCATAACATTATATATAACATTAGGTCTAATTGCTTCAATAGGTATTTTTAATGTATCACCCATTTCGGTTACAGCTAATACATGAGTTATATTTATTTTTTTATTATTTTTAAATAATGATGGTGAGCAACCAGTTAACATAGTTAATAATATAATTAATATAAGTGTTATTACTATTGCCGTTATTTTATCTTCTAATGTTTTCATATTATCATATATTTAGTTTTTCCTTTATCACGATATGCTTGTAAGCATCTATTTCTATTTTCGCCTGGATTAGTGTAGCTAACATGTACCCAATCTGGGTTATATTCATCACCAAATTCCCATATCATTTGATCAAATTCCAAATTCATTTTAATCCAATTAAACATAGCTGAATTTTCCATTACCCCAAACGTATCGTCAATATCTATAGCTTGGCCGCTACAATGCTGTGATTTTAGACTTCCACCTATGGCTTTATTGAGTTCTGGTCCTCTATAGAACGAATTTATCTTTATTGGACCTCCTACGTACATTCTAAGGGGTTCAAATACTTTTTCTGATATAAGCCTCATGTTTTGTAAATGATCGTCAGAGGGATCATTATTTAAACCAAGTCTTAAAGCGGTTATGCTATACACACCTTCCTTATAACTTACGTGTTTACTTATTTTTTCCATTATTTTCTACCCTTACGACCTTTTCCTTTTAAAGCTCCTGGTATATCACCAATTTGATTACCAACCTCTTTAATAGCTTTTGCTACATCATTTAATTCAGCAGCGGTAAGTTTATATCTTTTTTGTATTTCTTTTACTGTTGCGATTGCTTTTTCATCTACAGTAGTCTTGCTCCAGATATAATTCCATACATCTTTGCAGTATTGTTTAGTTTTATTCCACATAATTTTTGTTTTATTTTATTAACAACCACAGAGGCT